GCAGGTAGGTCGGCAAGGTGTCGACACGCTCTCATAAGGCGTCCAAGGTTGGTTCGATTCCAACTATCTGCACCATAAAGGTTTTATTATGATAGAAAATGATGACGCTGAAGTACATTGTATATTTCCAACCGCAATATATACTGCACGATTGAATGATTATAAAAAATTAAATAAAACAGTATTGGATAACATAGATCCTTATCTTTTTGATACAAGTTATAATGATTCTGTTTTGGGTGGCGGTTGGAAAACGACAGGTGAATATGAAGGTAAAATTGATCTTCATATGAATGATAAATTTGATATTTTATTCAAACAAATTGCTCAGCATGCTAGAGCTTATGTTAGAATATTGGGTATGAAAGATTATCTATTTGATTATTATATTCATAAAACATGGTTGTCTTTAATAACAGATTCTAATTCTCACATTACACCGCATATTCATTCTAATTCAGACATTTCTTTTGTGTATTATCTAGAAGCACCTGCAGGTTCAGATTGTATTTCTTTTAGTAACAAATATAGACCCAATGAACTTTTTAGAGGTATGATGGATGATAACAGACCTGAAGAAAAAACTTTTTATAGCGTAAGAAATCAATTAAATTATACTTCTTTTAATATAATGCCAAATGAAGGTTTGCTTGTCATGTGGCCTGGTAGCACTTTGATGCATGGTACTGTTGAGAATACATATGTTAATGAAAAACCAAAAGGTCGTCGTAATGGATTATCGGGTGATATTAGTCTTGTTTTGAAACCAAACCTAAATAGCTATGAGTCAGGAAGAGTAAGTCTTGATCTTATGAAAAAATTTGTTTAATATGGTGTAAGTATGAAAACAGTATTGGTTACTGGCGGTTATGGATATATTGGATCGCACACTATCAAAGCTCTTGCAGAAGCTGGGTATAAAGTTGATAGTTTGGATTATAGACAATCCAAAAATAACATTAAAAAATATGTCAATGCAGACAGAATGAGAGATATCTCTCGTTCAGATTTGTATGATTGGTGGGGTGACTATGATGCTGTTGTGCATCTTGCCGGGTTAATATCAGTAGAAGACTCTGTAAAACATCCCTGGTTGTATTTTAAAAACAATATTTTAGGAACAAAAAATATTCTTGATTATGTTAATACAGATCATGTAATTTTTGCTTCTACAGCAGCAGCATTTAATCCTATATCTCCGTATGCAGCATCTAAAATAGCATGTGAACATTTGGTAAAATCTCAAAGCAAAAACTATACAATTTTTAGATTCTTTAATGTTGCAGGCAACAATGGTGAGTTTGGACAGATTGGTGAATCAACTCATCTGATACGTATTGCAGCAGAAGCAGCTGCAGGTAAAAAAACTCATATGACTGTAAATGGTACTGATTGGAATACAAGAGATGGTACTTGCATTCGAGATTATGTGCATGTTATGGATCTTGTTGATTGTATTATTAAAGCAATAGAAACACCTTCTAATACTGATTACGAATGCATAGGAAGTGGCATTGGTTATACAGTTAATGAAGTTATTGATATAATGAAAGATGTTTCTGGACAAAATTTTAAAGTTATAGAAGCTCCTCGAAGAAAAGGAGATACAGCAGAAGTTTTGATGCCGGAACACAAATCAAAATATTTTTATGGTAATAGATCTTTAGAAGATATGTGTCTTAGTGCATACAAGAAAGAATTATCGTTATGATTGGAATTACTTTTTCTACGTTTGATCTTTTACATGCCGGTCATATATTAATGCTTAAAGAATGTAAACAGCATTGCGATCATCTTGTGGTGGGAATGCAGACAGATCCCACAATAGACAGACCGGATACTAAAAATAAACCAGCGCAATCTGTATATGAAAGATATATTCAGCTTATGGGATGTGCTTTTGTAGATGAGATTATACCATATTCTACTGAAAGAGATGTGATGAATATACTAAAAACCAATTTAATTGATATCAGATTTTTAGGTGAAGAATATGAAAAAGTTGAATTTACAGGCAAGCAATATTGTATTGACAATAACATTAAACTTTTCTATAATACAAGACAGCATGATTATTCTACAACCGAATTGCGCAAAAGAATGATGCTATAACAGAGTTAACGGAGAGTTGGCTGAGTGGCCGAAAGCACTCGTTTGCTAAATGAGCGAACCTAGAGATAGGTTCCGTGGGTTCGAATCCCACACTCTCCGCCATCATAAATAAATGTATGCAATACAAATCAATCTTTATCTCCGACATTCATTTAGGCACTAAGATGAGTCAAGCCGATAGGGTAATTGACTTCTTGAAGAATACTGAGTCTGAGAATCTATATCTTGTAGGAGATATTATTGATGGTTGGGCCATGCACAAGAACTTTTATTGGCCACAAGAACACAATGATGTTATTCAAAAGATTCTGCGTAAGGCTCGTAAAGGTACTAGAGTAATATATCTTCCTGGTAACCATGATGAGTTCTTAAGATCATTTGGTTATCATGTATTTGGTAATATTGGTATTGCAATGTCAGATCTTTATACTGGTGTTGATGGCAAGAAGTATTACATCTGTCATGGTGATCAATTTGATATTGTAATTAAAAATGCAAAATGGTTGGCTCATCTTGGCAGTTGGGCCTATGATATGGTAATGTATCTTAACATTGCATTTAATTTTTGCAGAAGAATGTTAGGTCTTAAGCCATGGTCACTTAGTGCCTGGGCAAAATATAAAGTAAAACAAGCTGTTAATTTTATTTCTCTTTATGAAGAGAATCTTTCCAATTATGGTAAAAGTATTAAAGCTGATGGAATGATTTGTGGTCATATTCACCATGCAAACATCAGAGATATTGATGGTCTTCAATATATGAATTGTGGTGATTGGGTAGAAAGTTGTACTGCCCTTGTTGAACACTTGGATGGTAAGTGGGAAATTATACGATGGAACGAACAAGACTCTGCATCGTAACAGATGCCTGGCACCCTCAGGTCAATGGTGTTGTAACAACTCTTTCAAATTTAATAGAACAGGCTACCAATGATGGCTGGGATGTACTTGTAATACATCCTGGCCTTTTTTATAATATTCCTGCACCTGGATATTCAGAAGTTAAATTATCATGGCCTTATGGTCTTAAGCAGATGATTAAAGACTTCAAACCACATCATCTGCATATTGCAACAGAGGGCCCTCTTGGTATAAGAGCACGCATCTCATTTCGCAATAAAACATTCACTACTGCATATCATACTAACTGGCCACAATTTCTCAAAAACATCTTAAAAGTTCCTGAATGGATCACTTGGAAATTTATTAAATGGTTTCATGGTAATGGCAAGGTAATGGTACCAACCAAGGGCATTAAAGAAGAACTAGAACAATATGGCGTTGGTGAGTCTGTTGTATTGTTTGGACGCGGAGTCAATTTAGACAACCTTAAACCTTCTATTAAGTTTAAACAATCTAAAGGTAAACCCAGATTAGTATGTGTTAGCAGAATAAGCAAAGAAAAAAATCTAGATGCATTTTGTAAATTGAGCCCAAACAAATATGAATTGTTGGTCGTAGGCGATGGGCCATACAAACATGAATTGATAAATCGTTATCCTTGGGTATACTTTTCGGGAGTGTTAAAAGGTCAACAACTTGCTAATGAATATATCAATGCCGATTGTTTTGTTTTTCCTTCTAAGACAGATACGTTTGGATTAGTAATGATTGAATCACAATGTCTTGGAACACCAGTTGCTGCTTATCCTGTTAATGGACCGCTGGATGTAATACTATCCGAGACTGGTGCAATGGATGACGATATAGAAAAAGCAATTGAATCGGCATTGAAGTTAGATCGTAATATTTGTCGTACTAAAGCAAGAGAAATATATAATTGGTCAACAGCATGGAAACAATTTAAAAGCAATTTGATAGACCATAGCGACGATACAGATTTTTTCTTTTTAAATATTTGAGGGTGATATGATTACTGTTGTTATTCCTACCATGTGGAAATACAAACCATTTATAAGATTTTTGACGGATCTTACTTGGGTTTCTTCTATTGGCGAGATCATTATTATCGATAACAATCCAATAGAAAGACCTGATGATAGAGTATTGAATTTTCCTCGTATTAAATTGGTCACTTTTGGTCATAATATTTACGTTAATCCTGCATGGAATTTGGGTGTAGAACAAGCACAGTATGATAAAATATGTTTGCTTAATGATGATGTGATTGTGGATTTAAAAATATTTAATAGAATGAATATGTTTTTAAATCCTTCTGTTGGACTTTGTGGTATATGTCCTGGACTGTCAGAAGAATTTAATCATGCTCCAATTACAACCGGAGAGATAGATTTAATACACACACCATTTCAATATAATGCAAGAACACATTTTGGTCTCGGAACATTAATGTTTTTTCATAAAGATGTTTATATTCCTATCATTGATGGTTTAAATCTTTATTGGGGCGATAATTTTATTTACGATACTCTTTATTATAAAATGAATAGAAATTATCATATTACAAATTGTTTTTATTATTCTCCAAATGCACAGACAACATCTACTATTGAGAATGCTAACGAAATTTTAACAAGAGAAAGCATGATATACAACAGAGAGATGCCAAAGATTATCCACGAAATAATATCTGCTAGATAATTTTATTTTTTACTTGTATAAATATTCAGACTAATATACAATTATATTTTATGAGGGTGTGATATGCGTGATTTAATCATTGGCGGTTGTTATAATTATAATTATGACCAAATTAAATATTGGATTAATTCTGTTAATAGATCAGGATTTGTTGGAGACAAAGTTTTAATTGTATATGATTGTACTGATGAACTTGCCGCTCAAATAGAAAAAAACGATTTCAAAGTAGTTAGACAACCATTTAATCCTGACATGGCGCCCCATGTACAGCGATTTGTTTCTATCTATCAGTATTTGGCAGATAATCCTGCTCGTTATGTTATTACGACTGATGTAAGAGATGTTGTTTTTCAAAAAAATCCTGTTGATTGGTTAGATTTATATCTTGGTAATAAAGCAGTAGCAGTTGCTTCTGAATGTCTCAGATATAAAGATGAACCCTGGGGTGATAATAACATTAAAGAAACGTTTGGCGATTACATCTATAACATAATGAAAGACAATGTAATATATAATGTGGGTGTTATAGGTGGCCTTGGTGAATATGTCAGAGACATTTGTTTAGATATTGCTGTGCATACAATCAATCGTCCTATTAAAATTTGTGATCAATCTGTTTTTAATTTTCTTATCATGAACAAAATGTATAAAGATAAAATGTATTTTGCTAATTTGCAGAATAATTGGGTAGCCAATCTTGGCACTCTTGCTGATCCGCATAAGATGCATTATTTTAGACCAAATCTATTGGAACCAGAACCAGCATTTGATGGTAAATTTATTACTGGCTATGGTGGCGTTCCTGTCATTGCACATCAGTATGACAGAACCATTTGGAAATCTCAAATTGAAAACATTTATCAATAATTAAAGTGAAAGGTATACCTTATGTCAGTGACTTATACATTAATGGATTCTAGTCAGCCAGCTGTTCCTAGAGATCCCAATAGACCAAAGGTTAGCGATCCATATGATCATCTTAACGCCAAAGATTGGGTTGATGTTCAGATTGCCTGGTGTACCAATAATATCTGTGGTACAAGTTTGATTCCGGCATTACAAAAACTGCAAGGCGATCTTGTGGGATTGGAAATTGGTATTTGTTTAGGAACAACTGCGGATTTATTTTTAAAAACTCTTCCTAATATTAAAAAATATCATGCTGTAGATCCTTATCCAACTTATGTGGATGGTGACTCAGCATATTTTGATAAAGACAGACAGGTACTAACTAAACAATATGCTTTTGAAAATTTATCCAAGCATGGTGACAAAGTAAGTTTTGATTATGTAAGCAGTGATGAATTCCATAAAACGATTCCAGACAATTATCTGGATTTTATTTTTATTGATGGCGATCATAGCTACGAAGGTGCTTTAAAAGATATTGTTAATTATTATCCAAAGGTAAAATCAGGCGGTGTATTTGCCGGACATGATTATTACTGGCCGGGCGTTAATCAAGCAATTAAAGAATTTCTTACTAAAGATTATGGTGATGTAAATGTATTGCAATATGACGTTTGGTATGTGGAGAAGAAATAATGAAAAAGTATAATAAAATTATCGTATGGGGTGGTAAACCCTATACAAGACATACTCACGGATTTGCACACGGTGCTTTGTATAGAGCAGCTCAATCCATGGGTATTGAGTCATATTGGTTAGACAATAGAGACAACGCTCCAGAAAGTTTTTTCGATAATTCTATTATTGTAACAGAACAATGGTTGGCATTTGAAAATCCAAATAGCAATCGCCTGCCATTACGTCCTACATCTGCTTATGTTGTAAATTATCTAGGCAATAAAGGACCCGGACGAGAAGGCAATCCTGGTGCAGGAATGTATCTGGGTAAAGTAGGGCGTTTGATTGATTATCGTTTTGCTTGTGATTGGGGTGTTAATGGTATAGAAGATAAAAACTACGCTTACAAGTTTGAAAAAGAAAAATATCTTGAAATTGGTGGCGGTTCAAGTTATTATGAGAAGGGTGATGATTACGATAAATTTTATGCTTTCTGGGGAACTGATTTGCTTCCTGATGAGATAAATTTTGAAGATAGATTTATTCCTTTTGCAGATCCTAAATATGCTTTCTTTGGTGGATCTATTTCAAATGGTTGGGGAAACATTGGTGATGGCAACGCACATTTATTTGCAGCCTTCAGTGAAGAATGTAAAAAAGCAGACATAGCATTCTATCATAACAGTCCACATGAATCTCCGTTAGAGATTGGACAGATTAGAAAAGTTATAACTGAATCATATCTTCCTCTGGACATACGCCCAGAAAATCATCTGGCAAATAATTATGTGCCTTGTCGTTCCTTTAAGAATACAAGTTATGGCCAATTAGTAATTACCAATTCCAAGGCTGTTTATGATTTCTTTGATGGTGAAGCAGCATATGCCAGTGACACTGGAGAATTATTTCATGTGGCTTGTGAGATGCAGAATGATCCTAAAACAAAGGATAAGATTTTAAATCAGATGAAGAAAGTAAAAGACAAGCATACATATGTCAATAGAGTGAATGACATTATTAGTATTTTGGAGATGTAAATGACTGTTAAGACCGCACTTATTACTGGTATTACTGGAATGGTGGGATCCCACCTTGCAGACTATCTTATTGAAAATACAGATTGGAATATTGTAGGTCTTACTAGATGGAGAAGTCCTCTCGATAACATTAAACATCTTATAGAAAGAATTAATGTTAAGAATAGAATTACGTTAGTCAATGGTGATCTTAATGATAGTATCTCTTTAGATGCTGTTATACGAGATCACCAACCAGACTATGTGTTTCATCTTGCTGCTCAGAGTTTTCCTTTGACAAGTTTTACTGCTCCAGTAGATACTCTTAACACTAATATTCAAGGCACTGTAAGGCTCTTGGATTCTATTAAGACATATAAGCACGATGCCATTGTTCATGTTTGTGCTTCCTCAGAAGTCTTTGGTAGAGTTCCTAAAGAAAAATTACCAATTGATGAGGAATGCACATTTCATCCTGCATCTCCTTATGCTGTATCTAAAGTAGGAACAGATCTTATGGGTCGTTTTTACGCAGAAGCTTATGGCATGACTGTTATGACAACCAGAATGTTTACACATACAGGACCAAGACGTGGTGATGTGTTTGCTGAATCTTCTTTTGCTAAACAAATTGCAATGATTGAAGCTGGTTATATTAAAGAGCCTATTGTTAAGGTAGGCAACTTAAATAGTCTCAGAACTATTGCTGATGTTAGAGATGCTGTTCGTGCTTACCATATGTTGTTGACAGTCAATCCTACTGCTGGAGAATATTATAACATTGGTGGAACATATACATGTGAAATTGGTGATGTGTTAAACACTCTTATTGGTATGTCTACCATGAAAGATGATATCAAGATTGTAACAGATCCAGAAAGATTGCGTCCTATTGATGCCAATCTACAAGTGCCCAATACTAATAAATTTTTTAAGCATACAGGATGGAAACCCGAGATACCTTTTGACAAAACCATGTTAGATTTGTTAAACTACTGGCGAGATCAAATTAAAACAAACGGTGGAAAATATCTAATTAGATAAGGATTTATTATGGGTAGATTAACTTCAGAATATTTACATAAATTTTCAAAAAAATATGCTTTTATCGAAACAGGAACGTATCAGGGTGATACTGTAAGAACTGCAGACAATTACGGATTTAAAACAATACATAGTATTGAAATATTCCAACCATTGTATGAACAATGCACAGAAACTTTCAAGAACGATTCTCATATTACAATATGGCAAGGTGATTCTCCAGACGTATTAAAAGAAATTGTTCCCACTCTTACAGAACAATCTACGTTTTGGTTGGATGCGCATCGCAGTGGTGTTCTTAAAACTCCTGGCAGTGAAAAATATGGTGCATGTCCTTTGGTAGATGAAATAAATGCAATAGCATTATCTCCAATTAAAAATCATGTTATCTTTGCTGATGATCAAAGATTGTTTGGAACACCTGGTTGGGACTATTTGCAAAGAGATGATTATTTAAATGCTATTTTAAAAATCAATCCCAATTATGTTTTTGAATATCTTGATGGTGGATTTAGTTACGGTAAAACATTTCCTGCAGATGATATTATTGTGGCATATGTTCCGGAACAAGGATAATACATTATGATGAACTCTATAGGTATTAAAGCAGTTAAATCTGCAAATAGCAAATTATATGATACAGAACAAGAATGGTTGGAAGCATTTGCTAACAAATATTATGAATTAACGATAGAAAAATTCATTGAATTTGCAAAACAAGAACTATCTCAAGAAACTGTTGAAAAAATAAAGAATTTTAAATGATGAGATATTATTCTGAGTTGGGTCAAGACAGAGTTGTAGATAATTTTTTAAACGGTAAAACTGATGGTTATTTTGTAGATATTGGTGCTGCTGATCCTATAGATCGTAACAATAGTTATTTCTTTGAAAAAGAAAAAAACTGGAGAGGTTTAGCTGTAGAATTGGAATCACATTATACAAAATCTTGGATTGACAACAGACCCAATTCAATTTACATTATAGCAGATGCCATTACCTTGGATTATCAGAAAATTTTAGATGATAATAATGCTCCAAAAATAATTGATTTTCTTTCTCTAGATTTAGAACCACCAGCAATTACTTTTGAAGCAGCTAAACTTATATTAAATACTGATTACAAATTTAGAATGATTGTTTTTGAAGTTGATAATCATCGAACAGATCAAGATGGAAATAAAATATCAGTTACACAAGAAAGCAGAGAATTTTTTAGATCTCGAGGTTATACATTACTAAATGAAATATTTACTTGTCGAGGTGGGTATCATATTGATGATATATGGGTAAACAATGATCATAATTAGAACTCCTTATCGTATTTCTTTTTTTGGTGGTGGTACAGATTATCCTGCTTGGTATAATGAAAATCCCGGCTCTGTTATTTCTACGACAATTAACAAATATTCTTTTCTTGTTTTAAGAAAACTTCCTTCTATATTTGATTACAAATATCGCATTCGTTATTGGGAAAAACAAGAAACAGATAACGTAGAAGATATATCTGTTCCTATTATTAGAGAAGCCATCAAATATATGGATTTTGAACATGGAATAGACATAACACACCATGGAGATCTACCCAACAGAACTGGTATTGGATCTAGCTCTAGTTTTACTGTAGGATTGGTACACGGACTTTCTGTTCTTAAAAATCAAAATTATACAAAAAGAAATATTGCATCTGATGCCATTCATCTTGAACAAAATATAATTAAAGAAGCAGTGGGATCTCAGGATCAGGTTGCTGCTGCTTTTGGAGGTCTTAATCGTATTGATTTTGGTGGAACATGGAATTTTACATGTTATCCATTGCATCTAAAGAAACGAGACATAACTGAATTTGAATCCTGGGTGCAGATATTCTTTACAAGTAAATTAAGAAACTCTCATGATATTGCTACTAAAAATATCAATAGCATCAAATCTAAAAAAGTTGATCTTAATCTTATGAATGAGATTACAAAACAAGCAGAGTCTATATTGTTTTCTTCTAACAAAAATAAATTTTATGATCTTGGTATGTTGTTAAACGATCAGTGGAAGATTAAAAAGAGCATAGAAGAAACCATCACTAATACGGATATTGATGATATCTATGAAAAAGGATTGAATGCCGGGGCTATCGGCGGTAAATTATTGGGTGCTGGTGGTGGAGGATTTATTATGTTCTTGACACCGCCACATTTACATAGTAGAGTGGCAGACGAATTGCAATTAAAAGAAGTACCGGTTGATTTTGAACATTTGGGTAGTCAAATGATATATCACGACTATCAAGACCAAGAGGATTGATTATGAGTAAAATTTATGTAGCAGGTCACAGAGGTCTTGTGGGATCTTCCATTGTAAAAACTCTTATTAAACAAGGCATTGATCCTGATGATATTATCACAAGGACTAGCAAAGAACTAGATCTAAGAGATAAAGATAATGTCAATTGGCTTTTTGGTACGTTCAATATCAAACAGGTTTACATGGCAGCAGCATATGTCGGAGGTATCGTAGCCAATAACACATACCCAGCAGATTTTATCTATAACAATATCATGATCCAGACGAACGTGATCAGTGCTGCACATCAATATAAAGTTGATAGACTTCTTATGTTGGGTTCTACATGCGTATATCCTAAATTAGCTCCTAATCCTATCAAAGAAGAATATCTTATGACTGGTCCTTTGGAGTGGACTAACGAAGCATATGCTGTGGCAAAGATTGCCGGTATCAAGATGTGTGATGCATATAACAGACAATATGGTACAGATTTTAGAAGCGTTCTTCCTTGTAATCTTTATGGTCCTGGTGATAATTATGATCTTGCCAACGGACATGTTACAGCTGGTATTCTTCGTAAGATGCATGAAGCAAAAATTAATAATTCTCCTACAGTAACAATCTGGGGAACAGGAAACGCCCGTCGTGAATTTCTTTATGCCGAAGATATGGCAGAAGCATGTATTACAGTTTTAAATGCTGATAAAAAAGATTATGACAGTCTGGTATCACCATTTCAAAATTATATAAATCTAAGTGTAGGATTTGATATTACGATTAAAGAACTTGTATCACATATTAAAAATGTTGTGGGTTATGAAGGTGATATTGTTTATGATGACAGCAAACCCGATGGCACAATGCAAAAATTAACAGACAATACCAAGGTGTTGCAATTAGGTTGGCAACCTAAAACATCCCTGGAACAGGGTCTTAAAAAAACTTATGAAGCATTCAAGAGGACATTATGAGTATAACATATAGATTAGAAGATTATGCAAATCGTTTATCTGCATCAATTCAATCAGTAGACAAAGAAGAGCTTAAATCTGCTCATGATATTATTTTAAATGCCGTAAGAGGCAAGAAAAGTATTTTTGTTTGTGGCAATGGCGGTTCGCTCTCTATGAGTGAACATCTTATGTGTGATATGGGCAAAGGACTTTATTATGATGCTGGACTTAAACCTCGCATTTTTTCTTTGACATCAGGTCCCATTATTACAGCTACTGCTAATGATATTGGTTACGAAGAAATATTTTCTTTACAGTTGGATATGATGGCTGATGTTGGCGATGTTCTTATTGTTGTATCAGCATCCGGCAATTCTCCTAACATTGTCAAAGCAGTTAAAAAAGCAATAGATATGAATATGATTATCATTGCATTTACTGGTTTTAATGGCGGTAAAATTTCTCTCTTAGCAGATGTTGTTCTTCATACAAATGAAAATAACTATGGTATTATTGAAGATTCTCATCAAGCAATTATGCACGTTATTGCACAACAAATCCGTGAAACATATCATAATGAAGTGAATGAGCTTAAACTATGAAAAAAATTATAGTTGTAAGTGGTGGATTTGATCCTATTCATTCGGGTCATATTAAATTAATCAATAACGCAAAAGAATTGGGAGATATTCTTGTAGTTGGTATTAATTCAGATAATTGGTTAATTAGAAAAAAAGGTAAGTTCTTTATGCCATGGCAAGAAAGAAAAACCATTGTTTCTAATTTAAAAGCAGTAGATTATGTTATTGAGTTTAATGATGATGATGGTTCTGCATTACATCTTCTTAAACTTGTAAGACAAACATGGCAAAATGATCGTATTATTTTTGCTAATGGTGGTGATAGAAACGAAACAAATAATAATGAAGCTAGTTTTCAGGATGATAATTTTGAATTTGCTTTTGGTATTGGTGGTTCATATAAAAGTAATTCATCATCTTCAATATTAGAACAGTGGGAAAATAGATGAAAAGAATTCTTTATGTTGTACATAGATACGCACCTTATCCTGGCGGATCGGAAAACTATGTTCGTGATATGGCAGAAGAAACTCTTGGCAGAGGTCATGAGGTAGCAGTATTTACAGTAGAACATAAAGGTAATTGGAACGGAGTAAGAGTCTCTAGCGATCCTAATATTCTTATGGAAAATTGGGATCTAATAGTAGTCCATGGTGATGCCAGTGCTCAGAACTTTGTTCATGCACATGCACAAATTATTCCTTCGGATATTCTTTATATGATTATTCGTCCTGTAGATACTGAAATTTGTTTTAAAGCATTACAAAATAGCAAATATATTGGTTGTTCTTCTTTGGCTGATTGGGAACATGTTAAAAAATATAATGTAACTGATAAAGCAGTAGAAATTAGACATGGTATTGATCCTAAAATTTCAATAGGTAAACCGGGTTTTAGAGAAAAATATAGTATTAAAACTTCTAAAATGTTTTTATCTGCTGGAGGTTTTTGGCAGAACAAAGCATTTGATGAACTCGTAAATTCTTTTAATAAAGCAAATCTTTGGGATACAACTCTTGTTCTTGCCGGTTATGATAATAGAAGCAATCTCATGCCAGCAACAACTGAGTTTGTAAAACCGTTTCTTATTGATGATAGAGAAGATATTATGTCTGCTATTACTGAAGCAGATCTTTATATTTTAAATTCTTATGAAGAAGGTTTTGGTCTTGTTCTTCTTGAGTCAATGCTAAATCATACTCCATGGGCTGCTAGAAATATTGCTGGTGCAGCCACTATGAAAGAATATGGATTTACATACGATACTCAAGAACAATTAATTGAATATATGAAGGAATTTAATCGGTTGGGTTCAATTTCATCTGATGAAACTTATAATTATGTCATTAATAACAGAATGATATCAAATACTGTAGATGATATTTTAGGATTATTAAAATGAGCAAAAATGTTTTGATTACAGGTGGTGCAGGTTTTATTGCTCACCACCTGATAAACCACATACTCAACAATACAGATTGGAATGTTGTTAGCCTTGATCGTTTGGACTTCTCAGGAAATCTAAACAGACTCCATGATCTTATTAAAGATAATCCAAATAAACATAGAGTGAGGGTTGTATATCATGATCTTAAGGCTGCTATTACTCCTCTTACTGCTACCCGTATTGGTCCTGTTGATATTATTCTTCATCTGGCCGCTGGTAGTCATGTCGATCGCTCTATTGATTATCCTATGGAGTTTGTTCTTGACAATGTTGTTGGAACTTGTAACATTCTTGATTTTGCTCGTAGATGTAATGGTTCATTAGAAAAGTTTATCTATTTTTCAACCGATGAAGTATTTGGACCAGCACCTCCTGGTGTAGATTATGATGAGTATGATCGTTACAATAGTACTAATCCTTACTCTGCAACAAAAGCCGGTGGCGAAGAACTAGCAGTTGCTTATCGCAACACCTACAAACTTCCTATCATTGTTACTCATACTATGAATGTATTTGGAGAGCGTCAGCATCCAGAAAAGTATATTCCTATGTGTATTAAGAGAATTAGAGATGGTGAAACAATTACAGTACACAGTGATGCAACAAAGACTATTCCTGGAAGCAGACATTATATTCATGCTATTGATGTCGCAGAAGCTGTTTTATTTCTTTTAAATAATATTGATAGTAAGCAATGGTCAACAATTCCAAAGTTTAACATTGTTGGAAAACAAGAAATAAATAACTTAGAGCTGGCGCAAATTATTGCTGATGCTCAAGGTAAAGAGTTGAAATATGTAATGACTGACTTTCACTCTTCAAGACCAGGCCACGATCTTAGATATTCTTTGAGTGGTCAAAGAATGAAGAATCTTGGATGGGAACCTAAGATTGATTTGACTGAAAGAATTAAACAAGTGGTTGATTGGACACTCAATAGACCAGACTGGCTCGTTACATAAAGGATACACGATGAAGAAAATTCTATTTTTAATAATATTTGCATTACTTCCATTTGCTGCATTTGGTTCTGATCAAACACCTCCTTTTCCACAATCTGTTTGTTCCGAGCAGCTTCCTTATGGAATGCCAACGATAAAGGCAAAACATCCAATTATCTGTCGAATGGGATATATTTTAGAACATGATCCTATTGCAAAGATTCCAAATTGGGTGTCTTGGACATTAACACCTCAACACGTGATTGGATGTGTGCCCAGAGATGATGCATTTGCAGCTGATGCTTCTCTTCCTGTGAATCAACGTGCCACACCTGCTGATTATGCTGGTTCAGGATATGATCAGGGACATTTAGCCAACAATGCAGATATGTCTTGGGATGTTAAAGTTGCACGTGAATCATTTTATATGTCTAATATGAGTCCACAATTACCTTCTGTTAATCGCGGCACATGGAAAAATTTAGAACAAGCAGAACGTGCTTGGGTTTATTCTACTAAACACACATTTACTATTTACGCAGGCAATGTTTTTTCTGAAAATAGCAAAAAAATTGGTGAAAATAAAGTAACAGTTCCTGATTATCTTTATAAAATACTTATTGACAATGCAACTAAAAAATCGTATGCTTTTATCTTCCCGCATAAAAATGGGTTAGATCAAGACTTTACTAAGTATCAGACTACAGTTTTGGACATAGAAGCTGTATCTGGCATTGTTTTTCCTATTCCTGATAGTAAAACAGTAAAGAATGCTCTACTTCCGGTAGATTTAAAATCATATGCAGATAAAAAGAAAGAAATCTGCAAATAATAAATAATGAATCGCCTTTCAATTGGATTTATTGAAAAACGAGAAGTGAATATGATAGTTTCCTATTCATCAACACTAAGGAGTAAAAATGAAGAAACTACTATTAACCCTTTTACTAGGGTATAGTATGTCCGTTTCTGCATCATACGCTAAAGAAGATAAAAATATTAAAATAATATACGACGCTATACAAATACAAAATTTAGTTATACAAAAAGCAGAAAGACATAATGTTCCAAAAGATTTTGCGTTAGCAATCATCGAATTGGAATCACAATACGATCCCAATGTGACGGGTAAAAAAGGTGAATACGGTCTGGGTCAGATTCTATGTTCTACCACTCGGTTGATGGGATTTAAGGGTAAGTGTGAGCAACTTCACGATCCTGAAACTAACCTAGAGTATACGATGTTATATCTTCGTTATGCATTGGATCAAACAAATAATGATATATGCAAAGCAGCATCTTATTATGGTAGTGGAAAAATTCCAAAATCTAATAAAACAGCTTATTGCAGAACAATGCTTACCCATCTAAAATGAAAATATTATTGGGCGGCAACATGTAAGAAAATATTACATGTTGCCGTCTAATTTATTGGGAGATCGTCTAATGGTAGGACTGTGGATATATAAATAGTGCTATAGGAGTATAGCATATGAATTACATAGTTTACAAGATAACAAATAAAATAAATCAGAAATATTATATTGGTATCCATAAAACTGATAATATGTATGATGATTATATGGGTAGTGGCAAATTAATTAAACACGCCATAGAGAAATATGGTAGAGAAAATTTCCACAAAGATATTTTGTACGTGTTTGATACTTTACTAGAAGCTCGAGAAAAAGAAAAAGAAATAGTTGATTTAAATTTTATCGGGTGTGATAATAATTATAATATTTCTATAGGAGGTGGTTTGGGGGGTGCTGATATAAACGGCTTAACATTCTTAGGTAAAACTCATTCTAATGAAACTAAGGAAAAAATACGACAATCACGTTTAGGAAAATCATATCTCACAGATGAAGGTCGAAACCGTGTTATTTTAAGTAATAAAAATAATCAATTAAGAAAAGAAAAGATAAGTAATACTTTAAAAAGTAGACCTTCAAACAATAAAAAAGGTATTAATGGTATTACCACAGGTAAATTAAAAAAGGGATATCGTTACAAAAGAAAACACCAACAAATGTGGATTACTAATGGTGTTCTTAATACTCGAATAAAATTAAATGATCCAATTCCAACAGGTTGGATAAGAGGAAGGACAATTTAATAGCTGGGGAATGGCGCAATTGGTGGCGCAGGGGACTTTGAATCCCAAGGTTGTAGGTTCGAGTCCTACTTCCCCAGCTATTAAATTGGATGAATTCAATTAACATAAATATTTTTTTACACATCTAGAAAGGTATCTACCATAATGACTAAAACTTGGGGTTATCATCTACTTCTCGATTGTACTGCAGGCGATAAAGAACTTATTGGTTCTAAACAAAATATTCGCGAATTTATCACTCATTTAGTGTGGGACATTGATATGATTGCTTTTGGCGATCCGTGGATTGAACGTTTTGCAACACATGCTGCTGACAAAGCTGGTATCAGTTTTTGCCAGATGATTGAAACATCTAATATCACTGGACATTTTTGTGATACAGATGGCAATTTTTATATTGACATCTTTAGTTGCAAACCATACAATATGGATACAGTGTTTGATTTAGTAGATAAATATTTTAAACCACAAAAGATTAGACATCATTACATCTCTCGTGATGCATGATTAATTGAAGCGCGGTAGTGAAACAGTATCACAGCGGTCTCATAATCCTCAATTCTAGGTGCAACTCCTAGCTGCGCAACCATTTTATTAATAAAGGTGTGACATGAAAATAGAACATGCTTATATTTTGTATATTGATACTCCAGATGCTGTTAAGTATATGGAAGAGTGTAAAGCTTCGTGTGAAGAGCATGGAATTCCTGTCACACCTTTTCTTGGTCTAAAACTTCCTACCACAACAAAAAACATTTTAGACAAATGGGGATTTAGAGTCGATCCTCGTTGTGATGATCATGAAACCACTAATGATGTTATGACTATCTGGTTTAAAGAACAACTATGTCTAACTGGACATCTTGCTATTTGGAAAGAAGTAGCAAATAAGCATCAGGGCGCTGTAGCAGTATTTGAACATGATGCTATTGTAAAACGCAATTTTCTCGATGTTGATGTCAATGATGGCGAATGGGTATTCCTGGGTTATCGTGTGGATCATAGAGACGACTATGAATGTATTTCAGATCCTTTTGAAAAAATTAAAATTAATAAATTTGAAGGCACTCATGGTTATGCACTTACGCCCAATACTGCCAGATCATGTTTGGATGCTCTAGATAAATTTGATCATAATCGTGGATATCTTCCTCTTGGTGTTTCTATCGATCATATGATGGGTGTATCAAACGGATTTAAAATGGCAATGTATGTTGTGGACCCTGCTCCGGTAATTGTGGCAACAGAAGATAAAATATCACATACACAACCTGAACATAAAGTAGCCAGATATAATATGGCACCACATAATGGTTTTATTAAAGGTCTTAAGAATTTAGAAAAATATACTTATGATGAAGAAAACAACTGGTTGGTGTTTTAATGAAAGTTAATCTTGGAAAATTTCCTAAAAAAATAAATAGTGAGCGAAAAATTTCTGTAAAGATTGATCCCTGGGATACCTGGTCCATGGATCATACTTTGGCATATATCATTCATCCCATGCTTGTTCAGCTACAAAAAACCAAGCATGGTTCACCATGGACAGAAGATGAAGATGTGCCAGAAGGACTTCGTTCAACTTCTGCTCCGCCCAAAGAGAATGATTATGATACTGACGATAACCATCATAAACGTTGGGAATGGATTCTAGATGAAATGATCTGGGCTTTCGCTCAACAATTAGATGACGAGGCCTCAAGTCAATTTCATTCAGGCCATATTGATTTGCAATTTAAAGAAATACAAGAAAATGGCAAAACCTTCCATGAGATGGTGAGGGGTCCAGAAGATACTCATGTATATGACAAGGAGGGTCATGATGCTTGGCAATCTAGAAAGTCCAACGGTTTTAGATTATTTGGAAAATACTACGAAGCTCTCTGGGATTGACACACACAATTATTCAATAGATGCTTTGAAAAAATCTGCTTTTATTGATGAAATTAATAATGTATTAATACCAAAAAATTCGATTGACCAATTGGCCATAATATACTATCTTGAGAATAGAATAAAAGAAATAGACAAAAAATATAAGTGATTATGGGCGTGGGTGTTGGTACACAGGGAGTCCTTATAAGGCTTTCAGCGGCAGATTACCGTTCTCGACAGGGTTCAAATCCTTGCACGCCTACCAAATTCTAGGAGACAACAATGCCATACCAAGAAGTCTGGGTAGATGATTTAGAAATAGGTGACTTAGATGACGATGAGTTGATTGATGAACTTAAGGATCGTGGATTTGTCGTATACAGTAAAGATGAAAATCACATTCTTACATCAACTATAAGAGAATTGTATACGACGTATCAAACTATGCCACCTGAGTTTTTTGAGAAAGAACTAAAGAAATTCTTTCGTGAAAATCTAAACGTATCTATATACTAATACTAATGGTCTCATAGCTCAGCTGGACAGAGCAACGGATTTCTAATCCGCAGGTCGGAGGTTCGAATCCTCCTGAGATCGCCAATATTGCCCACGTAGACCAATTGGCAGAGTCAGGAGACTTAAAATCTCCGTGTTACCGGTTCGAGTCCGGTCGTGGGTACCAATATTATAGGATAAATTATGATGGACGCTATTCCCTTATTTGCTAATATTTTATCTTACGAAACATTAGAACTGCATACAGATGATATGAAAAAATTGGCATATTGTCTCAAAGACAATCATCATTCTAGAGAATTTACTAACAAAGGTGGATTTCAAAGTGATTTTATTGATCATGCACCTGAAGTTCAAGATCTAATTTTTGAGATTGAGGAACGTCTTGAACATTTAAGAGAAGTATTTAAATTTAAAAATACAAAGCGTCTGGCAGTTGAAAGCATGTGGATCAATATCAATCCTCCTTTCAGTTATAACAATTTTCATACACACACCAATTCATATGTTTCAGGTGTGTTTTATGTAGATGTTCCTGAAAATTCCGGAAACATTGAATTTAAACATCCTGCTATTTTACAACCACTTTTTGTTACTGAAGATATATTTGAAGAATACAATGCCTACAATTCATCTAAATGGATTATTAGTCCTGAGCAAAATCAGTTAATAATGTTTCCTGGTTGGTTGGAACATGGTGTATCGCAAAATTTATCTGAACATGATAGAATTTCTATAGCATTTAATACGGAGTTTATAGACAAATGACAAAGCTTATTAAATTAACAAACGATGCAGATGCCCATAAAGGCAATCCGCTTTATATTAATCCAGATCATATTACTGCAATTTATGATGCTCCTAGTAATAATGGCGGACTTAAAACATTTATTTTTGGTGGATTTACTGGCGTACAATGGGAAGTAGAAGAAACTCCTAGGAAAATTATAGATTTAATGAATCCATTGGCTTATATTGATTGAGGGCATGATGATTACAGAATATCAAGTTAAAAAGAAACCCATTGTTGTTAAAACTATTCAATTTACTCCTGATCTTACTGATGAAGAATTGAGATCATGGAGTAACAAAAAAGCATTTGTTACACAACTTGATCGAGATGATGAGCCTTGTGCAATGATTAATACACTAGAAGGCACAATGAAGGCCCAATACGGTGATTGGATCATCATGGGTAACTTCAATGATGTTTATCCTATTCGTGAAGACATTTTCAATTCCAATTATGATTTTGTAGGTGAAAAATGAAAGCTCATATTGTTTCCTATTCCAATCCCACATCCCCTATGTCTGCGGATGACTTCATTGCATATGTTGCAAGAGTTTCCAATCCTTCCAATCAAGGAAACACAGAGACATCTTCCAAGCTGCTTAAATATCTTGTTAAAAACAAACATTGGTCGCCATTTGAAATGGCTCATATTACAATGGAGATAGAGACAACTCGTGATATCGCTAGACAAATATTACGCCACCGTAGCTTTTCTTTCCAAGAATTTAGCCAGAGATATGCGGACCCAACCAAAGACCTCGGATTCGTCACTCGTGAAGCCCGTTTGCAAGATCCAAAAAACAGACAAAACTCAATTGAAACTGATGATAACAAGTTGCAAGAGGATTGGGAGAGATTGCAATTAGAATTATCTTTTAAGTTTACAGAAGCGTATCATTGGGCGATTAAAAATGGAATTGCAAAAGAACAAGCTCGTGCAGTTCTTCCTGAAGGCCTTACTGTCTCTCGTCTTTATATGGCTGGTTCTGTTAGAAGCTGGATTCACTATTGCCAGCTACGCTGTGCTAATGGTACTCAAAAAGAACATCGTGAAATAGCGATAAAATGTTGGCATGAAATTACACGTATTTACCCATCTCTCACAGAACTCATTGAAATCACTGAATAATTTATTTTTTCATAAAAGTGACAACCTATTGAAATCACTGCA